ATCACTGGTTAGCTGAGTTCGATCCTCAGATGCGGAGCCAACAATTTATGATCCGGTGTGGTGTAATTGGTAACACAACAGACTTTGACTCTGTCGTCCAAGGTTCGAACCCTTGCACCGGTGCCAAGAATCTGCGTTTAGTGTAATGGCTGCACGGGAAGTCCGAGACACGTAAGTGGAGTAGGCATCCAAATGCCCAGAGTGGTTCGATTCCACAACGCAACTAGAATTCTTGCAAGAAGAAGACACTGCGACCTGAGCCTCACCGGGCGGCATGTCAGTTACGAAACAGTAGGGTAAGAGTCCTTAGGAGAGGCACAAACATCAGCCCTGGTGGTGAAATTGGTAGACACGGTAGACTCAAAATCTACTGCCGCAAGGCGTGCCGGTTCGAGTCCGGCCTGGGGCACCAAAAAGTAGTTGACAGTTTTAAATAATTGTTATATAATTAAGTATGGAGAGTGGGCAGGATGGTAATGCAGCAGATTGCTAATCTGTCGTCGGCTTATACCCGGCGAGTGGGTTCGATTCCCACACTCTCCGCCAAATTTTTATGATTAAGAATTTTGAAATTGCCGAAGAATATATCTGCGATGTGCAGGTTGTTCAAGAGTATGACTTTATCAAAGATAGATCTAATCCCACACACGATGACGTTGTAAAAATTCTCAAGGGTTGGGACAAAGCTACCAGTTTTAGCAATAAAGATCACGATGAGTTTACAAAATTACGTAATCAATTAGAAGAACTAGGTTACATTAAAACTGAGCGCAGCTGGTGGAATGGTGATCGTGTGCTAAAATCGTTTAGATTAAATGGTTGGCTGTTTAAGAAGAACCATAAATTTCCTTGTGCAGCCGCGCTAAAGTCCAGTATTGAATATGCAAGGAAGTCTGGCCGGAAGAATATTTCGTCTTTATAATTTAGGCTAACCGATGAAAGTTACTGAAGATCAATTTAGATTTGAATGGTTTTCCGGTACAGGCAAAGGAGGACAGCATCGCAACAAACATCAAAACTGTTGCCGCTGTATTCACGAGCCAACTGGAATTCAAGCAAATGGTACGAACAGTCGTAGCCGTGAAGATAACAAGCGACAAGCTTATATCACTTGCCTGAGTAGAGTGCAAGCTCACTTTCACGAAGACACTGAGCGATATCAAGCTGGGTCTGAAAGAATTAGAACTTATCACGAATGTGATAATCGAGTGGTAGATCATGCAAGTGGATTAACTGACACATATACCAATGTTGTCGAAAAAGGTTTTATTGACAAGATGATCGAAGCTCGTGCAAAAGCAGTTAGGTAATTATTGTTTTGCCAGTTTTTTCAAAACTGGACTGTGACGTGTATGGAGATGAGGAGTTGCACCACATAGTACGGTCTTGAAAACCTCCACTATGAACTTTAAGTGATCCAGTGATCCTGAGTATTATGGCGAAAGCCCTGTTTGTTGATCTCGGGCGATATTGGAATCTCATGTTTGTTGCAACTTGTTCTGGCACTTAGCTTTATGCTGCGCCAGTGTTTAGTGTTTGTTGTTCCGCGGCTTACTTGCCATACTGTCACTGCTTTTTATTCAACTAAAGGAAATCGAAATGAAAATCTCTCTACGCAAGGCTAACGCCCTACAAAATGCAATTCAAGATCACGTTAAGACCATCGAAGTCTCGACTTCGATTTCCCTAAACGAGTTCCAAAATCCTGAGTTCGAACTCACTGCCGCTCGTAATCAGTTGATGGCAAATGACCAAATTCGCTACAAGCTGACCCGCGCGCTTTATTCAATTCGCGCACAGGTAGGCAAAGCTAACTCCGATTCTGGTGTATCTGCCCTGCTAGCAGATGCTGCCTTCATTGACAAGCGCCTAGCACAATTGCGCAGCCTAACTGAAAGCACCAAAGCAGAAGGCATGGATGTTATTAAGGGCAAGCTTCGCAAAATTGCAGAAGACAAAGGCGAGCGCCGTATGTACATGCGCGACGAGTCTGTTACTACAGGCGTCCTGACTGACGTGCAAATTGAAAACTATCAAGCTGAAATGCGTGTATGGAAGAAGGAAAAGCAAAGTATTAACGACAAAGTGCTGGAACTCAATGTTCGCACAGAAATTGAACTAGACGAACAAGTAGTAGATATTCTAACTACGCAAGGTCTAGTTTAAACGAAACTCACCATAGCACACGGTGTATAATAGGATAAGAAGTGTGCAATCAAATTTCGTTTACTGTGATACAGTAGACATAAGTAATAGTACAGCCCTGTTAGCATAGTGGTACTGCACCCGCCTTGTAAGCGGAAGATCGTCTGTTCGATTCAGACACGGGGCACCAATTACGCGGGTATGATGTAAAGGTAGCCTGTGACCTTGCCAAGGTTAGTGTCCGAGTTCGATTCTCGGTACCCGCTCCAAATATCATGACAGAAAAAGCACTAGTAATCACTGTGCCGATTGTAGCTACAGAATACAATTCGGAACAAGGTGTAGTTCCGTACGGCCCCGCTGTTGTTAGCGGCATTTTGACTGCAAATGGCTTTGATAGTACGACTTGGGATTTAAATATTGACCTTTTCAGGAAATTTGAAGCAGACTGGCCCACAATTGTGGACATGTTTGCTACACGCGGCTACAGACCCGACTTATCGAAAAATGTAAATGTTAAGAAGATTCTAAGTCAGACGAGAAAATATTTAAAAAATAAATTAAACAGCATTAAACCTGATGTAGTATTGCTGTCGGTTTTTTCTAGTCACAGTTTGGATTTTCTTATTCCTCTATCTGTTATGATAAAGGAATTAAAAGAAGATTGCTATGTAATGGCAGGCGGCCGCGGATTTGATAACACTGATAGGCAAAGTCAATTAAACTACGCCGACTTGTACTCAGGGTATTTGCCCATAGACTGCATTTATCGAGGAGATGCAGAAAATGAAATGATTTCTGCAATCAAACAACGGTATAAGGGTGTTTATCATGCAGCGCCTGTATCTGCAGAAGTTTTAGAATCTATTCCTCGGCCTTCGTGGAAAGGGTACGATTTTGACAAATACAAAGGTTACGAAACTAAAAATATAAGATTCCCTATCACAGGTAGTAAAGGCTGTGTTAGAGATTGTACCTTTTGCGATGTTAAAGAGTCTTGGCCTAAGTTTGTTTATCGCAAGGGTGAAGACATTGCAAGAGAAATTATCGATACTTACCACGAGTCTGGAATTTACAAATACGAATTTACAGATAATCTAGTAAACGGGAGTATATCAAACTTTCGCACAATGAACACGGTGATAGCAAACGAATTGCCGAACACCATAGATTATTTGGGTTACGCTATATGTAGGTCTAAACAAAGTATGCCTGCTGAAGACTTTAAATTAGCAGCTACTGCTGGTGCAAAGCTTTTTAAAATAGGCATCGAGTCTGGCAGCGAAAAAGTAAGAAACGACATGAAAAAGAAGTTCAGCAACGATGATATTGCATGGTTTGCTGAAAATTGTGCAGATAATAATATCAAGCAAGTATGGCTGATGTTTGTCGGATATCCAACTGAAACGGAAGAAGACTTCCAAGCCAGTATTGAATTGCTTAAACAGCACCAGCATTTAGCCAAGGCCGGACTTGTTGAAGTATTCCTTTCGTTTCCAATGATGCTTACAACTGGTAGCGGATTTATGAGAAGCTATGCAAGCGAGTACGGCCTTGAGCATAACCAATACGATTCCTGGTCTGACTTTTTCTGGACTAGCACTAAGTTTAAAGACAACAATTTTGAAGTTAGAGCTAACCGTTGGCGTAGATTTGTCGAAGCCATTGACACATACGGATTTCAGGGCAAGACACAACGGCAGCAAGAAAAATTTAGAGATCTTGAGGGCATAGAAAAAATTTACGCAGAATATTCTAAAGATGCAAAAAAAGTTATTCCTATCGCTAACGGCGTATTCAACATCAACAAAGAAACCCATTTATAAATTAACTATAAATGGTGTTGATGTTGCGGGCCCGCCTCGAGTGGAAAATATCAGCGATCGTAAGGAACTGCACCATTACGAAATTGATTCCGCAAATAAGATTGAAAATTTTTCAATTGAATTTTTAAATAAAGAACCAAACGATACTGTAGTAGATTCTTCGGAGTCTATAACGGAAGACTTGTATTTAGAAATCTCTAAATTAAAAATAGATTTTGTTGATCTAATAGACAAAATTAACAAGATCAGTGTCTACAAAGACAGCGAAGGAAGAATTTGGAAAACTTATAACACACTTAGTTTTAAGGGGAAAATAAATTTTAAAATTCATAAGAACCTTATATACACTAATTGGTTGGCAAGTTTAATCTAATATGGTTGTAACCGAAACACGAAGTTTGTATGGCTGGGTCAGAGATGTACTGATGTTAGTAGAGTACAAAACCAATAAATTTCAAGAAGGTAATTCAACTACACAAGTAATACAACGTCCCATTACTGTCGACACTTACGACCGTTATGGGCAGGTAAACATACCAAAAGAATCATTAATTGACGTAAAAGTCTAACGGAAGTGTGGCAGAGCCCGGTTGATTGCACTAGTCTTGAAAACTAGCAACGGTTTATCCCGTTCGTGAGTTCGAATCTCACCGCTTCCGCCAGTTGACAATAAATCCAATTTCGCATATAATATGTGCATACGCTAAGAAATTAGCTAAAAGATTAATGCCTCTGTAGCTTAATTGGTTAAAGAACCCAGCTTATACCTGGGCATAGCACCGTCTAGATAAGGCGGAGTGTGGGGGTTCGAGTCCCTCCAGAGGCACCAATTTGTAATAGGAGCAGCACGATGCAAAATCGTAAACAAAAGGTACCGCGTGAGCGCAACCAGTTTGTGGCTGCGGTACTGTTCAGGAAAGCAGGAGCCCATCGCAAAACCAACAAGGCTTTGCGTAAGGCAGAAAATCAAAAATTTAATTTTAATGGAGAACGACATGAAACGTGGTAAACGTCGAGTGTCATTCTGAGACTCCGTATGGTCCAGGATGGCACTATAAAGAAAACGTAGTACGCCATCCCTGAGAAACTTTGAAGGTGAAGTCCGGCCTCTTAAGCCGAGAGAACTGAGTTCGAATCTCAGCACAGGGACCATATATGGGAGTATAGCTCAGTTGGTTAGAGCACCGGACTTTTAATCCGGGTGTCGAGGGTTCGACCCCCTCTGCTCCTACCATATGCAAACACATTGTTTGGCTGATCAACCTATAGGGGAACTAAGGTTCGATAGTGTGTTTACATATGGTATTGCCTCATTAGCTCAGTGGTAGAGCACCGTCTTGATAAGGCGTAGGTCCGTGGATCGTTCCCACGATGAGGCACCAATTAAATTTCGATATCTTTAAGTAATTCAGCGATTGAGGGAAACGTTACTGTATAGTCAGTATTTCTTCTGCGATCTAATTCAACAAGATAAGTTTTTAATTGTTTTTGTAATTCCAGATCAGGTTTGCTTTGGGCAATTTCTTTTGCGATGCCTTCGAAGTAATCTTTGTACCCTGCTTTATCGGGATCTCCCATCGGATCGAATAAGTCTATTGCTTTTCGATAGCCTAAATCTAATAGGGTTGGTCCGAATATAGTAGGATGAAAATACGGATGGCCGCCGGTTTTCATTAATGACCAGTAAACTGTTCTAATTTTACTCCAGGAGTTAATTTTTTCCACTAGAGTCGGAAGGCTGGGTATTGTTAACGGCCCCAACGCAGAATTTATATTCAACACAATATTTGTGTTATGTAGAACATACTCGAAATTTTTTTCAAATAATTCTAAGTTCACGCCATTGCGAACATACTCAGCTTCTGCACCCCAGCAATCTATGCTACCTATTAAATTAATTTGATTTAGCTGAGATTTTTCTTTAAGTTGATTTATTTGATCGATTTGGTATTTAAAATTATCGTGATTGATTGTTAAATTGCTAAAAAACACTAGATCCAAATTGGGTAAAGATTTATTTGATAAAAAGTTTAACAGTCGTTTGGTTTCTTTTTGTATAAAAGGCTCACCTCCCAAAATTAACAATTTATTGAGATTGTGAATATTATTATCCAGCCATTCAAATAATTTATCTGTTGCTTGCGAGTATTCCTCTGGGGCAGCATATTTTCTTATTCTGACGCCGTTTTTTTCAAACAAACCAAATTTTATATTTTCGTTGTTAATTTGACTACTGAAGAAAGACTTGCAGTATACACACTTTAAGTTACAAGTATTACTGAAATAAATTTCAAGTATTCTTGGAGTTACATTTACAGCAGATAAATCGTGATCGAGTTCAGGCGGAGCTGATATACCGGGAAAATCTAAATGCAACATTCTATCACTGGTACCGCCAGCTTCTTCAATTGATCTGCAATGTTCGCATCCGTGGCCAGGCCACTTGCCTTCTAACATTAACGACCTGTCGCGTAATTTTTCTTTTGTATTATGAAAGTCGAAAGTGTCTAAATCGAAGTTGTTATGTTGAACTCTGTGGCAACTGGAAGTAGTTAATGTGGGCAAAAATACTGTGCTATGAGACCATTTTAACTGACATGCAGTTGCCGTTTTGATTGGAAAAACTTTTTGATTCATGTATAATATTTATTGAGCACTAACATAGTAGAGTAGCATAGCGGCTAATGCGCCACCTTCATACGGTGTTTATCGTGGGTTCGAGTCCCACCTCTACTACCAATTTGGGCCTTTGGTGAAATGGATATCATCTCTGTCTTCGAAACAGAGGGTGGGAGTTCGATCCTCTCAGGGCCCGCCAAGCGATAACTGTAGAAAGGAACTTGTATGTCATTGTATAATTTAGTTTTTGGTATGAACCCAGACGCAGACAAGATCCTGCAGTTTTTGGGAAAAACACGGGAAGACTTTGGTCGATTCCGTAACGTTTATTTGGAAGATGGTTACATAGTTGTCCACACTCGCAATGGTGGGGGCAACCGTGAAGACTATGAACACGTCTTTGACGAGATGTCGGAGCATCCTTGGTACAGTCACGATGAAGACGACGACTTCGATTGTACGTATGCAAATATCTACTTCAAGGTCCCCGATAATGCTGAAAGCACAATGTTTCTTTTACAAGGTGTAGACGCAGGCGGCAATCCTAAAGCCCAATGGGAAGACTTGTTCAAAGCCTTAGATCAAACAAAGAAATAATGTGGTGCTTATAGTGTTAGCGGTCAGCACACAAGATTGTGGTCCTTGTAGCATCGGTTCGAATCCGATTAAGCACCCCACGCCAATGTAGCTCAGATGGTAGAGCAGCGGATTGAAAATCCGTGTGTCACTGGTTCGATCCCAGTCTTTGGCACCATAAAGAATACGCTCCCGTAACTCAGTGGATTAGAGTACTGTGCTACGAACGCAGGAGTCGGAGGTTCGAATCCTTCCGGGAGCGCCATTAAGGAGTTATAATGAGCACATGGGATAAAATAATTCAAGAACAGAAAACACAAATCGATTCATGGACTTCTCTGTGCGAATATTACAGGGGGTCACTTTACCAAGGAGATCAACATGCGTAAGCCGATTAAATTTAAAAATGCGGTCAATGGCGAGCAATGGGTCTGCGATGACACCAAAAAGACCAAGACTATTGATGGCGTTGTCTATATCACAGTAAGGAAGCCCGACAGCCCGCGTACTGTACTGATGCGAAAAGACAGCCTTCAGCAGATTAAAGAACTGTAAGCTCTTATAGTATAAAAGTATTACAACGCATTGGTAATGCGTAGACAGAGGAGCGTTACCTCTTAAGAGCACCAAATTGACCAAAAATGGCAATTAGTGTATAATAAGTGTATTAGGAGCGATCATGCCTTGGATTCAAAACGTAGCAATGAGTGATATTGGAAACGGATTACACATGAATCCTGGACCTAATGCCATGCTGATTCAAATCATGGATCCTGCATCTGTATTTCCTAAACCAAAATATCAATTTAAAGAAATTCATCAATTTGAATTTTTAGATATTGAAGAAAAGGATTTTGCACTAGACGAAGCCATGCGTTGTAGTCACGAGCAGGCAGCGGAGTTAGTCAAACTGCTACAGCATGCACTTGCCAATCGCATGAACGTGATTGTTCACTGTTTTGCTGGTGTTTGTCGCAGCGGCGCAGTTTGCGAAGTGGGAGTGATGATGGGGTTCCAAGATACAGAAGCATACCGCAGTCCCAATCTGCTGGTTAAGCATCGCATGATGAAAGCTCTGGGATGGCCCTATGACGAAAACGAGCCTCATACAATTAACGGTGTCCCGTTTGAGTATGACGATTTAAACAACAAGGTTTCTTTACCTAAGGAACGTGAAGGAGACATCTAATGTCTGAACGTAAAATTGTGGATGTTGAGCTAAAAGATTATATCAACTTTGACGATGTATTGGACGGCAAAACCCCAGACCAAGTAATTGAAGCCATGGCATATTACAAAGAACAATACGATGGCCGCAACATTTATTTTTATCTTGAAAGTTATGGATACGACGGTGGTAAAGAGTTGAAGCTCCGCGAGCGTCGATTCGAAACTGACAAAGAGTACGAAAAGCGAATGGCAGCAGAAGCTTTGGAACAAAGCAAGAAGCGAGCCGCAGCACGTAAAAAGAGAGATAAAGAGTACGCTGAGTACGAGCGTCTAAAGAAGAAATTTGAATCATGACTAAGTGGATTACAAGTGACTTGCATTTTGGTCACGCAAATATTATGAAGTTCTGTCCAGTGACCCGCTATGGATTCACTGATGTGGCAGACATGCGAGAAAAAATGATCGCTGAGTGGAATAAGGATGTGAAGCCTGAGGATGAAGTTTTCATTCTCGGTGACTTTGCATTCTTGCCCGCAAAGGATGCTGTAGAAATCTTGCGCCGACTAAACGGTACTAAGATTTTGATCGAGGGCAACCATGACCGCAAGTTGTTGAATGACCCTTCGTTCCGTCGTGAGTTCAAGGAAGTACACCAGTACTTGCGTTATAACCACGAAGGTACTATTGTGATTATGATGCACTACCCTATCTGGGAGTGGGATCAAATGCATCGTGGTGCTGTACACTTTTATGGTCATGTTCATGGAAACAAGACTGGCATGGAAAAGTATCGTGCCCGTGATGTAGCGTTTGACGCTACTGGACGTGTGGTTAGCAACTTTGACGATATGGTCAAGGATGCATTGACGGGTGAGATTCGTGCTCACCACTAAGGAGTAAGTATGCCAAAGTGTTATCAATTGATCGGAGTACCAGGCGCAGGCAAGAGTACTTGGATCACAAAGCAAGAGTGGGCTAAGGATTGTGTCGTTGTTTCTACAGACAATCATGTAGAAAATCAAGCTAAGCTTGAAGGTAAGACCTATAATGAAGTCTTCGACGACTTTATGCCATTTGCTGTAAAGTTAATGGCAGACGATGTTGTTAAGGCACGAGAAGCAGGCAAAGATATCATCTGGGATCAAACTTCTACATCGGTTAAGAGCCGTGTGCGTAAGTTTAATATGTTGCCAGACTATGAGCATATTGCAGTTGTTTTTAAGACTCCTGAAAAGGAAGAACTAGCACGCCGCCTAGCAAGTCGACCTGGTAAGAACATCCCAGAACATGTCATGCGTAGCATGATTAACAATTTTGAAATGCCCACTGAGGAAGAAGGCTTTAAAGAAATTTGGATTGCTGTATGACCAAAGAAATCCCGGTACACTTGGACAAGCTCGGCAGGGAGTTGGCAGTTGGCGATGCTGTTTGCTATCCCGACAACAACACACTCCAAATCGGCACCGTTGTTAAGCTCAATCCTAAGATGGTTAAAGTACAAAAGATCGGAAAACAACGATGGTCATATGAATCTAACAAATATTCCTTTGATATTATTAAGCTAGATAGCGCAGAAGTTACCATGTAAATCAGTAATACCTAAGTACTACTTTTTCGGTTGTCCAAAATTCCCAATTTTGCTATAATATTGGTATAGCAAGTAAAAAGGAGTTTGAAATGGATCGTTTTACTGAGATTAAGCCCGTGGTATTCAACGGCAAGAGGTATGATGATCGTCACGGTGGTCCTTTTGACCGTGGCTCCGCTGACAGCTATTATCAACGCGGTGCAAAGCCTCATTACTACAAAGGCAACACCTATGGTTCGGAAATCGTCACCGAAGAGTCGATGACTGCCGGCGAAATTGAAGCCTACTATGCAGGCTATGATTATAATGAACAGTTTGGTGACAAAAAGGACTGGGGCACATTCGATTAAATTGGAGTAATTATGGATATCGTAGAAAAAGCTCGAATTTTTGCCACCGCTGCTCACGCTGCGGTTGGTCAGCTTCGCAAGTACACCGGTGAGCCCTACATCGTTCACCCTGCTGAGGTTGTGAGCATTGTTAAGACTGTGCCGCACACTGACGAAATGCTGGCTGCTGCTTGGCTGCATGACGTGGTGGAAGACACTGATGTAACCCTCTCTACTATCTCAATTGAGTTTGGTATGGAAGTTGCAAGCATTGTTGAGTGGCTTACTGATGTGAGCAAGCCCATCGACGGCAATCGTGCAGTTCGCAAGGCAATGGACCGTGAACATACGGCTCGTGCACCGGCCGCTGCTCAGACTGTTAAGCTGGCCGATCTGATCAGCAACACCAGCAGTATTATGAAACACGATGAAAAGTTTGCTAAGACTTACCTCGAAGAAAAGCGTATGCTCCTTGAAGTCATGACGAAGGGAGATCGCTTCCTTCATGCTCGCGCAAGCGGCATCATCGGTGACTAAGGATTTGAAATGAAAGTGATTAAATTAGACAGGCGCTGGCTTCAGTATAAAAAATACGGCCACACCGCTGCAATTAAATTCGACGGTTGGCACCCGGATGCACTGCCTGTAGAAAAAATTCTAAAGGAGATTACCGCATGCGGCGGCATTTTTCGCACTGATCCCTGGTATGGCTATTACGGGAAAAGCAATCGTCTCAGTGCTCGTCGCCCTTATTTTATTACAGTTAAGGACGAGGTAGTTTTGACTATGGCTCTCCTAAAATTAGGAACACAAGAATGACTTATTATGACAACGATTCTGATGTTAGCGTGTTAAAGGGAAAATTTCTGTCTTCAGTCACCGAAGACGGATACGAAGTCAGATTCGAGACTGTAGATGGTGATCGCTATAGGCTGTATCATCATCAAGATTGTTGCGAATCTGTTTACATTGAATCCATTGTGGGAGACCTGCAAGACTTGGTAGGATCCGAGATCCTTATTGCAGAGGAAGTTGACGGGGAAACACCTGCTGATTTTAACAGCGATGTTCACGAATCTTACACATGGACTTTCTATAAGTTCGCGACTCGTAAGGGTTATGTGGATATTCGCTGGCTAGGAACATCTAACGGCTATTACTCGGAACGTGTCGACTTCGAGAAAGAATAAAATGAACAAGGAAGACTTGAAAAAGTTTGTACAAGATAACCCAAAGCTAGTTAGCAAAAAGCCAGCTGGCGATGGGATCTATGTGCTCAAGTATAAGAAGACTGTGTTCTTCGACGACCTATGGAATGAATACTTAGAAGAATGTCGGGGCACTATTGTAGATGAAGACTTCAATATAGTGTCTCGTCCTTTTACTAAGATCTATAACTACGGCATCGAAGCAAAGGCTCCTGTACTAGATCCCGCTACTCCGGTTACTGCTTATCGTAAAGTCAACGGCTTTATGGTTGCAATGACTTGGCACAAAGGCGATATCCTAGTTTCTACTACTGGTAGCACAGACAGCGACTATGTTGCTATGGCAAAAGAAATGATGTTAACTCACATGTCTTGGGCCGATTGGCAACTGGGCTTTACTAAGTCGGATATGGATGGCATAACTTTAATGTTTGAATGTGTTCACCCACGTGATCCACATATCATTCCAGAAGTGCCGGGCATGTATATACTGGGTTATCGTGACAACGCATGGGACAGTGAAGTTAGACACGACAAGGATACACTATGGCTTCTAGGCAAAGTGTTTAACTGTCATGTTCCAGAAGTTTGCGAAACCACCGTAGCCGACTTAGTTGAGCAAACTAAACATGTTCGCCATGAAGGTTTTGTGTTTTATACCGAGGACAATGTATCTGCAAAGATCAAGAG